ATGCACCAATAAAGGTACGCGAATAGGCGCTCTAGATGCTGAAGGCAATGTCTCTTATGGCCCACTGCTCTTTGAGGCAGAGTGTACAGATGTGGTATTCAGGGATAAGTTCGCCTATGTAGCCACTGTAAACGATGGCGAGACAGGCTTAGTCCGTATTGATTTAAGCCAGCCAGTGATACCTTCTAGCCTCGTATTTGCCTATGCCTATGATGTTGTGGCAAGCGGTCAGACTGTAACCAGTAACTCTACTGCCTTCCTTGGAGCTACAGATAGGGTCGCATTTACCGTTCCAGCCGTAGGCGTATTCGTTGAGTCAAGTCTATCCAAGGTAGCCTCTGGCTATCTGCAGACAGGATTCGTTCGCTATAACACCTTGGAAGATAAGATATACAAACTGCTCTCAGCTCGTATTGACACCACAGATGGTGGCCTACAGATTTCATCTGTTGCCTCCAATGATGCTGAGTTCAACATTGGTTCATTCTCACAACAGTCAACCGTATCTGAGATAGGTGTTCCCTATCCAGTAGGACCGCAAGAGTATCTAGGCTTCAAGTTTACCTTGTCAAGATCTACAACTGATGTATCCAAAGGACCACTATTTACTGGCTATCAGTTGAAGTCGCTACCAGCAACGCCTAGGTCACGACTAATCCAATATCCTTTGATGTGCTTTGACCACGAGACAGATAAGTTCGGTGTGGAAATAGGCTATGAGAACTCTGCCTTTGAGCGTATGAGCGAGCTAGAGACTACCGAAAATGCAGGCGATACGATATCAGTGCAAGATTTTAGAACAGGTGAGTCCTATATTGGAATCATAGAAGAGATGGACTTTATCAACCGCACACCTACCGACAAGAGATTCTCTGGCTATGGAGGATTACTCTTGGTCACTGTCAGAAGTTTATAGGAGAGATGATGACACCTAACGAATGGGCTGGCCTAGCCGTAGCAGTATTCACCCTGATTGCTGGGTTTGCTGGCGCTGTACGCTGGATGGTAAAACATTATCTCTATGAGCTTCGCCCTAATGGTGGCTCAAGCCTGAAGGATAAGGTAGATGGGTTAGAGAAGCAGATAGATTTACTCACCGAGTTTGTAAAAGAAGCGCTAAGGAAGTAATGCCAGAGTTAAATGCAAATATCCCTCCGATAGATTGCTTTGTACGTGGTAACTTCCTGCGTAACCAAAAGGATAGTCACGATCTTTACTTTCCTTGTGTGATATTTGGAGTTAGTTCTGTACAGAACAGAAGCCCACTATTCCACTTTATGATGGAAGATGGTGGTCTATGGTGGCGTATGCCCATCAATGCCTTCTGTAATAAGCCAGGCGTGCCAGAGGTAGACCTGTATAATCTAGTGCTCTGGAACTCTTTTAGCCCATACATAACAGCTACTAAGTTTGGTAACCTAGCAAACTTGAGCCTGCATTACACAGACAGGAACAGGAACAAGATCAGTGGTAAGTATCTCTTTACCTTGGACTGGCACAATCCAGACTCTAATAGGCTAGATGATGGATACTCAGAGACACCCGATGAACACAAGTGCGGTCACGTTATAGAGCGAGATGATGGCAACTATGCTATCCAGCCTAACAATAGAACCTTTGTCTTTGAGCCATCATATACAACTAGATATGGTGACCCACTCATCCACAGAATAATAAATGACCGCAAGTGGGATGTAGAAGATAAGAAGAAGTGGGTAACTGAAGATACAAATGCTTTCCACTACGACATAGAAACTAAGAAAGAAAATGAATGAAACCTGTTGTAAAGAGTGCAACACCTGCAGCACTTGCCGTTCTCAGGCAGGCAACTGCGCTTGTACCGAAGCGAAGCAAGGTGTCAGATGGACTCCTACCAAGTAAGGCTCACATCAAGGCAAATCCTAACTCTGACCATAACACAGGCTTAGCAGTAGACCTGACTCACGATTCAAAGGCAGGTATTGATTGTGCCGAGATTTTCGAGAAACTTAAAGAGGATAACAGGGTTTCCTACCTTATCTTCAATAAGAAAATTTGGTCACGCGACAAGGCTAAGTCTGGTAATCGTCCTTATACTGGTAGCAACCCTCACACTAAGCACCTTCATATTTCTATCAACCCTGACCTGGCTAATGATACTAGCCCTTGGTTCTGGTGGATGAATCAACCAAAGATTGTGAACCAGATTTTGGCTGGTCTTCAGCCTCAGTCTAAGAAGAAGGTAGCAAAAGGTGGCAATTTGCCACCAGTATGCACCTGCTGCAAGGTTCACAATACAAAACGAAAGGCAATCTAATGGAACAATTAAAGCAAGTCGGTCTGTCTTGGTTTCGTGCTGCAGCTTCTGCTGCAATAGCACTTTACTTAGCAGGCGAGACCAATCTTAAAGTCCTTGGAACTGCAGCCTTGGCTGGCTTCCTAGGTCCGTTACTCAAGTGGCTAGATCCGTCTGCTACTGAGTTTGGACGTGGTTCAAACTAATAGTTTGTAGCAAGCGCGAGGCAAAAGGCCCTCATCCCTAACGGGGTGGGGGCTTCTTTTTTTATGCCTAAAAACTATTCTCGCTGTTATCAACAGGACAAGGGATACGAACTAGGTTACCGCAGTTAACACAGGTAGCATCAAGAAAGTACCAGGATATCTCATAGTCTTGGAACTGAGCCATAATGTTAAACATAGTACAGCCACAGCTACAGACGTGGGTAGGTCCAAGGGACCTTAGATCGGCTGCTCTAACTGGTGGTATTCTAAGCAGGCGGAGTAGACGGAACATCTGTATCTACCCTCACTTCCACGACCCGTGAGGGTCGTTCTGTTATTCGCCTATGGCTCATATTGTAGAGACTATTAGGAGTGTCGCTAACGCGACACGCCGAGTTAGGAAGGTAAGGTTCCACTATGACAACCTTGGTGGGTATTCAACTTAAAGATATGGTAATACTGGCTGCTGATAGCCAGATTACTGAAGACAACTTACGGACTATAAGTAGTACCACGCCTAAGATTATTAACGTTGGTAGATACTTAATAGGGCTAGTAGGGGATTCAAGGCCAGGAGATATCCTCGCCTATAACTGGAGCCCACCACCCTACAAGGGAGCAGATCCCGTGCAGTGGATGGGTAAGAAAGTTATGCCTTCAATCCTGAAGGCTTTCAAAGAGAATGGATACGACCCGTATGAAGCTACGAAAGATAAAGAGACAGGGTTCGACTACCTTGTTGCGTTTGATAGCAACCTATTCCATATTGCAACGGACCTCTCGTTCATCCAGTCTGACAAGGGTGTTTACGGTTTGGGTAGTGGTGGCGCTTATGCTCTTGGTTATCTCTATGGTCGCGTTAACCGTCTTACGCTAGGCAATGTTGACCAACACGCCGAACACGCTGTTCAAATAGCCAGCATCCTTGACATCAATACCTGTCCTCCGATTCAATTAGTCTCTCAAGGAAGGATAATGACGTGATGCGAGACTATTCAATTCATTTCAGCTTTGGTAGTTTGAGTAACTTTGGTTTTGGTTTTGATTATTTTCACGACTATGACGCTATGCCATACAGGTTAATTGCTAGAATGTTAGTAGTAAATCTGATAGTATTCCGCTTCACAATAACTAGGTGGGAAAAGCACAAATGGATATAAAAGATTTACTTATCAAGGCTTTGCACGACAAAGAGGGTAAGCGTGGTCGTTCATTACAGACACAGATAGGACCATCAGAGCTTGGTGGTTGTCGCCGTAAGGTCTGGTACAAAATCAATAGCCAACCAGAGACCAATAGCAATGAGCTAAAGCTCGCTGCCATTATGGGAACTGCCATACACGATAGCATTGAGAAAGCCTTTGCAGATAACAAGGAAGTTCTACTAGAAAAGACAGTAGAACATAATGGGATGAAGGCCCATATAGATCTCTACATTCCTGGGACAGGAGATGTAGTTGATTGGAAGACAGTGAAGTTGAAGAACCTCGCTTATTTTCCAAGCCAGCAACAACGCTGGCAAGTACATACTTACGGATATCTAATTGAGCAAAGTGGATTGGGGAAGGTCCACAATGTTCATCTTGTAGCTATTCCGCGAGATGGTGACGAGCGCGATGTAAAGGTGTATTCAGAGAAGTACGATTCTTCCATCGCGCTTGAAGCCTTATCTTGGTTAGAGGCTGTTAAGGCAAGTGAGATTGCTCCTGAACCTGAAAAGGATGAGAGCTATTGTAAGTTCTACTGCAAATACTATGACTCATCAGGTGAGCTTGGATGCGTTGGTCTAAAAAAAGAACGTACAAAGACTGAGTTACCACCTATCGAAAGTGATGAGTTCAGTAATCAGGCTTTGGAATATCTACAGATTGATAATAAGATAAAAGAATTGACAACCAAGAAGGATGCCATCAAAGATGCTCTGGCTGGGGTTGTCGGTGTTACATCTACTGGAGTTGAAGTTCGTTGGACGCACGTTGCTGGTCCATCACAAGTAGATAAAGATGCAGTCGAACAACTCATCGGCTTCTGTCCAACAATAAAAGGCAAGGAAAGTCTGCGCCTTTCAATCAAACATAATGGAGGAAAGTAAAATGGCTGCACCAGAATCAACAAAGTTCCAAGTAAACTTCAAGACACCAGATGGAACTCTCATCAATCTTTATGCTGCAAGCAAGGAGGAATTGGAAGGGTTGCTATCAGCAGCTCAAGACTTTTCTGCCCTCATTGGAAGCGTTAGCCAGTCTCTCGGAGGCGCTAGTGCGCCTGCGCCCGTACGTAGCGCTGCTTCAAGCGTAGCGCCAGTAGCAGCATCAGGTGGTTCACCATCTTGTAGACACGGAGCAATGAACCTACGATCAGGAGTCAATGCCAAAGGCAAGTCTTGGAGTGGGTATATGTGCTCTGCACCTAAAGGTGCTGTAGATAAGTGCGAGACGATCTGGGCATAACGCTATGCGAGAGCCTCGTCACTACGAAGCTCCGTTATGTGCAGAAGTCGGTGGAGATATCTGGCACTCAGAAGATGCAGTTGGTTACAATAAAAGGCAGAACAATATACTCGCAAAGAGTATCTGCCAGAACTGTCGTCACCGAACTGAATGTGCTGAATGGGGAATTAAGAATGAAGCGTATGGTGTCTGGGGTGGCCTGACTGAAATAGAACGAAAGAAGATTAGGAGGGTTCGCAATGCTAAGACTGGATAGGGCTTGGCACGCAACTACAGTCAGAGCAGAGCCTCTACCTGATGTCTGGAAAGACTTAGCCACAATGCAGATTAAGTTCCGCAGAGGCCAAGTATGTATGGTCGCAGCAGCACCTAACGCAGGCAAGTCTATGTTCGCCCTTATCTATGCGATAAAGGCAGCAGTGCCAACTCTTTTCTTCTCTGCTGATACTGATACTGCAACTGTGATGATGAGATCAGCAGCTCATCTATCAGGTCACGTACAGATAACAGTAGAGCAGAACATAACCAATAGAAGTAATTACTACCATAAGGAACTAGAGAAGATACAACATATCCAATGGGTCTTTGACTCTAATCCATCACTTGATGATATTGAGATGGAGATAAAGGCATACGTTGAACTATATGGAATAGCTCCACAGTTGATAGTGGTAGATAACTTGATGAACGTAGCTGCTGAGACTGACAATGAATGGGCAGGGTTGAGACAGATAATGATGGAGTTCCACGATATGGCTAGGAAGACTCAGGCTTGTGTCTTGGTATTGCATCACGTATCAGAACAGAGTGAGTATGGAACTCCTAATGAACCACCAGCACGAAGAGCAATACACGGAAAGGTATCGCAGTTACCATCATTGATATTAACGATGGGGTATGCACCAGAGCTGGGCTATCTACGTATAGCACCAGTTAAGAATCGCTTCGGTCCTATGGATTCTACTGGTAAGAACTATGCGACTTTGTTTGTGAACTTTGCAGCAGTGCAGATAGGTGACTCTGATGCAATGGGTAGATCCTTTCGTAACGCAAATTCGCAGGTGATATATTGAGTAGTTACAATAAGGCCAAGGGAACTAAGTTTGAGACAGATGTGATGAAGTATCTACGTAAACTAGGCCACTTCGCAGAGAGACTAGCCAAGGCTGGAGCCAATGACGAGGGTGATGTAGTTACCATAATCGCAGGTCAGACCTATATTTTGGAGTGTAAGAATAGGAAGTCACTTAATCTTCCTGAGTTCTGGGCGGAAGCCCAGACTGAGGCAGCTAACTATGCGAAGGCACGGGGGTTAGTGGTTGAACCTCCAGCCTTCGTTATAGTAAAGAGACGTAGAGGTAGTATAGAAGATGCTTGGGTAATACAAACACTAGAGAAATGGATAGAACAAATGCCAGTGCCACAAGGACAGATAACAAGTAGTGAGATATTTACTGCACCAGAAGTACAGAAAGAGCCTGAAGATGTACAACTACCAGATGAACCAACTGAGGTAGAAGAGAAAGAACAAGAATGATGTGTTCAGATTGCAAGGTGGCTGGTAACTTCAACTCACTAGGCCAGTATGATAAAGCTGAAGAGATGCACGGATACTGTGAAGGAGACTGCGTATGTCAACACAAGACTGGTCCAGGTTGGCTCGTAAGAAAAGGGGAAAAGATTCCACCGATGCAAACTCAATCTCCGTAGCAACTATCGTTGCTCACTATGGTGGGGAAGTTAGAGAAGGCAAGTCCACTTCGGTGCGTTGTTGTATGCACAATGACTCACGCAGAAGCGCAGTAATAAACACTTATGAC